CTCAAAATCCATGCTTGCTGTTCTTGAGTTAAGTTGTCGAATTCGATTTCGATGTCTTCCAAGTCGATAATTTCTTCATCTTCTTCTTCGGACTCTCCGTCTGAGTAGTTTGGATAGAATGAAGTTTCTTCCGAATCATCTGATTCAATCTCGTCGTCTTCATATTCATCATTTTCCTCATCTTCGTAATTTGACATTTCAAACCTTCTTCCATTTAGCGAAGCGAACTAGTGCTTCTGGTCCAGAGTAAGTGTTATCATCTATCAGACGCCTGACTTCCTTTGCGGTTCTGCCCTTCAAGATCATATCATTTACATCCTTCCCCGTCACACTATCAGGCCAAATGCAAACAGTCTTACCAGTATTTATCAATTTATGATATTGTTGAACCACATGTTTATTGCGTGGTTCATTGTCTAAAACATAAATTAACTTTGTATTAGTAAAGGTATTGACATCCAGTTCGTGATTCATTCCTAGAATCGCTACGCTATTTGGTATAAACAGCGAGTCGAGTGGGCCTTCAAGGATATACACAACAGACTTCAAATCTATTCGTTCAATTCCGAAGCACAACTTTTCTTCTTCATTGAACTTGATCGTTACATAACGAATCGCATTGTTATCCAATGCTCTACCTTGAAAACCCACCAACTCGTTTTGCTTGTTGAGAATTGGAATGATGAGTCTGGGTTCTTCCCCAACATCTTTCTCAACAAGAGTCGAAACGAACTCTGCAAAGTTTTCTGCATAGTATAGATCTTTATGGAATTCGATTGGTATCTGTCGCTTTACCACATATTGTTTGCACATATGATTAGCGGGTAGACTTTCAACCGAAGGTAGATTTATACGCTTGGAGAACTTTGGGGGTTCGATCTTGATTTCTGGCTTCTTATAATTTGAATGACCATTTTCACCAGACTTCCACCGCTCAAGCGAATATTGCTTGCACAGTGCCGGCGAAACTGTTTCCAAGAATCTAAAGATGTTTGTAGATGCACCGCAATTGTGGCATCTATAGAACATATTATTGTGCTTGGAATAGAAATAACCTCTCGCTTTCGTCTTGTTGTTCTGCGAATCACCACAGATCGGACAACGACAGTTTGCTAGTGCATCACCCTTCCACTTAAACATCTCAAGCATAGGAGATACGAGATTGATATATTTCTTGTCAATTATAAGTGACATTAATCATTCTTTAGATCAAATGTGCGATTTGCCCACTCTTCCCACTCAGGAAAGTCTTCCTCTCTAATTGCTGGCAAACTTGCCATGCGATCTTCGATTGTGCGGGAATCATTCTCACCGATCATTTGTACTGGTTTGTATACTGGGTTACTCATTCGTCTTTGTCCTCGAATTGCCATGACTTGGCTTTATCTCCAAAACTCTTTCTTTTAAATTTACTAGAGAAATTCTTTTCTCCAGTTCCTACATCACTTTCTGCTCCGACTCCAACCAAACCTTCTTGAGCAGACTCTTCCACAGTGTAAAGTTTCATCTTGGAACGATTGATACCAAGAATAAACTTACGGTTGGATGCTAGATCGTTATACCGATTCTTGAGTTGCTTAACAACAACCTGATCCATCTTGTCAAGATCCTCTGTACGGATCATGGCAAACATGAAGTCGGCTGTTTGTGGCAAACCAAAGGACTCTGAAGTATTCTCCAAGCCCAGATCAGTATTGGTATATCCATCACGATTTGTTTGCGTTGCGGTAAATACTGGCACATTATATTCTACTGCCAGTCCGCGAAGTTCTTCTGCGATTCCCTTCACATAAGTGTAAGAATTCACCATAGCCGCTTTGAAACGGCTAGACGCACAGATGTTCAGGTAATCTACAAAGATAATATCTGGAACAAACTTCTTCTTCAATTTGAGTTCTTCCAGAAGATGGCGGAAGTGATTAACATTCGAAGATCCGGTAGGATACTCCTTCACAATCAACTTACCACTCACCCCGCGAGTCGCATTGAATAACTTCTTTGCATACATTTCCTTTGTTAGATCTTTGAGATCGTCCAAAGTAATATCCATGATGTTAGCATCAATGCGCTCTGCGATTCTCTCTTCTGCCATTTCGCAGGTGATGTATAAAACATTCTTGTTTTGCATCAGACAATTCGCTGCATGATGGCACAGGAACAACGACTTACCAACACCAGTACCAGCAATGACTACATTCAAAGTCTTCTGCGGAGTACCACTATTGGTAATCTGATTCATGTACTCAAGATCAAACGGAATACGCTGTTCTACTGTATGATAGAACTCGTACCGTTTCTCCGCATCTCGTAGGTAATCATGTCCGATGTTGTTGTCAAAAGAAACAGCCAATGCATCCGACAAAATAGACGGAAGTGCATTGACTGACTTTTCCTTCGACTTACCTTCGATGATATGAACAGACTCTAGGATGGCATTGAAGATTGCCTTGTCTTTGCAAAACTTCTCTGTCTCATCCACAAGCCAGTTCTCATCTTGCTTCGTGGTTGTGTCGAATGCTTTGATCTTTTGTTCAATACCATCAAACTCGTTCTGAGTTAAATCAGTACGAGATGATAGACCAATCTTTAGTGCATCGGCGGATGGTAACGCATTATACTTATTGAAGAACTCCTGAATAGCCCTGAAAACGGCTTTATCAGTTCTCTCCTGAAAGTATTCATCCTTGATGAAAGGTAATACTCGTCTAACATAAGGTTCGTTAGAGAGTAAGTTTTCTAGTATTACTTTTTCTATGCTCATTCATCAGACTCATTGTTGTCCTCTGAAGCAGTCTCATCGCCGGCAGACTGTTTGCCGTACTTGAATTCGGAAGAGGCTACTTCCTCAAGTTTCTTCATAATTTCATCTGTAAAGTACTTCTCTGGGTTTTCCCTGATGGTCTTTTCAAATGCGGTCTTTCCATCTGGCAACTCAATACGAGTGGAAACCTTCTTGAAGATTCCGTACTTGAGTGCAAGATCAACCAAACCATAGTATCTATCCAAACCACTATCGTACTTGAGAAGAACATCTACCATCTTGTTCTCTTTGGTAATTCTTCCCTTGTAGAGTTTGCAGTGTATCACATTTCCAACTACACCTCCATCACTATCTTTCTCTTTTCTCTTTGAGAGATAGACGATGGTTGTGGCTGCATACTTAAGACCGGAACCACCACCCATTTCCTTTGTGGGGAACATGGAACCAACAACATCATATGTGTGATTAGTCATAATCAGAGGCACATTTGCTTTACCCAACTTCAAAGTAAGAACTCGGAAAGTGGCTTTAATCACCTGTGCGCGAGTCATATCCTTTGTAGTCTTACCTTCAGCAGTATCTGCCATTTCTTTATTTGTAGACAACATACCAAGAGAATCAAGAACGATCATCATTGGCTTCTTATCCTTCTCGGGTAGAGCCAAATAAGAATCTAGGATAGTGACTGCTTGATGACGGAACTCTTCCACGGTGTTTACAGGGAACACACCGACTCTAGAAGGATCTACACCGCGTTCCTTGAACATCTGACTAGTTACTGCTTGCTCTGTATCGAAATACAGCACAGCACCGTCTGGACGATCCTTGAGGAACTGGCTTACGATGCCGAGCGTGAAGTAAGTTTTGCCAGTTGCACTTTCGCCTGCAATAGCCATGATTTTATTATCAGGCATACCACCATGAAGAGAACCAGAGAGTAGAGCATTGAAAGCATAACTGCCAGTATCAACGAACCCCTTGATATCGCTTCCTTCAATTCCTTCATCAACGACTGATGCGAATTCATTTTTGGATTCCTTGATGATATTCTTTAAGAAACTCATAATTATTTATCTCCTTCTAATTGTGTTTTTGCATATTCCAGATCGGAAATCATATGATTCAAATTTTCCAATTGCGACAATGACAATTTCTTCATATCGGTCTTAATAATAAGACAATATTCATCAATCTTATCATTCAAACATTTACGGATGATGTCTTTTGCGTCATTTTTCATACAAAGAGACTTTCCAGACTACCCTCTTCTTTGATTTTCCAATCAATAGTATCAAGAATAATCTTGAGAGGTTCAACAAAACTCTTCTCGAACTGGGAAGTATAGTCTATAAACCGATGTAAATCAAGTTCTTTTGGTAAAGTATTAATAAACGAAATAACATCTTCACCAATTGGATTTGGTTCTTTCAAATAAATGTATTTAATCTTTTCACCGTCTTTGATCAATTCATATTTCTTTGTGAGTTTATGATTCTTTAAATGGTGATTATATAACAAAGCACCACGAACATGGATTGGTGTAGACTTGCGATAGATTCTAGAAGAATCGGCATACTCCTTCAAGCCGTTGCATCCTCTTGGGAATGCCACAACTTCAGGTGCTTGACTGTTGAAACTGGTTTGAAATTCTTCTACGAATTTGCGTAGATCGAATTCCGTTCCATTCATAATGATCTTGATTGCTTTAGTCAATCCTTCTCGCACAATCTGTGGAGTAGAAGAACGAGTAGTTTCAATACCCATGATCTTCATTTCCGGCTCATCTAGAAGAACATTATCC